GCAATCAGGTCTCGGGCGTCGGTGACGGATCGCGCTACTACACGACGTTCTTTCACGGACCCTATGGCGTCTTCACGGGCGGCAACAACTACTACGGCTGTCACCCATACCCAGTACCGCCCGAGATACCGAACCCCGGTGACGGCAAGTGGGAACTGAGCACCAACTCGCAGGACTACACCGGGCGCGGAACGAATCAGGCCAACAGCGGCGGCGATCCGTTCGTCACGAACGGGCAGTGGTACTCGCAAGCGCTGGTCGTCAGCAGCAGCGGCGGCAACCTCAACCACAAGTTCTACATCGCGCTGCCTTCGACGAGTTCGACGAACTTCATCGAGCAGAACTTCGCTGCGACATACAGCGCGCCAGGAACGCCGTGTATCACTTGGGGTCAGGCACCTGACAACGGTAGCGGCGCATCGTGGGGCGGCTACTCGCGCTGGGAGGAACAGAACGCGCGGATTCGCGGCATTCAGATCTACACGACCGCGCTGACCGAGGCGCAGATCGTCGCGCTCGCGGCGATGGAATACGACAGCGACGTGAAAACGTACTGGTCCGCGAACAGCATCACGAGTCACTGGTATCTGAACATGAACCCGCGTACCGACAAGATCGGGGACCAGCGGGACAGCAGCCAGCACAACCCCGCGCTCGTTAGCACTAACGGCGCGGCGCCAGCGGACTGGACGCAATGAGCGTCGTTGCCTCTGACGATTTCAACAGAGCCGACAACGCTGATGTTGGCGCGACGTGGACGACGGTCGGCGCGGCGCTGCGCATCACCAGCAACGCGGCCGTGTTCTCGACCGGCAATGATGCGGACTCAGCCGAGACGCATACGACAACGCTGGCGACAGACCACTGGGCCGAGGGGGTCATCAAGTCGCCGATCGCTGGCGGCGTAGGCCAGGGCTACGGCGTCATCGTCAGAGCTTCGACGGGTGGATCGTTCGGCTATTACCGAGCGGTCGGCAATAGCAGCGGCTGGAGCCTGGACGAATTCGGCGGCGGCGGATTCGTCGGAAACCTCGCGTCAGGCTCATCACCGACCTTTGCGAACGGCGACACGATCTACCTTGAGGCGCAGGGCAGCACCCTGGTCGTCAAGAAGGGTACGACGAACGGCGCGGGCGGGACGACAGTCACGACCCAAAGCGACGCGACGCTTACCGGCACGCTCGCGGGCATAGGCTATTCGTCATCCGGCGGCGGCGGCGGGGTGGACGCATTCGTGATGGGCGACTTCACGGGCGCCGCGACCCCGCAGTACATCGAGCAGAACAGTCGCCGCAATCATCCAGGACGTGGGCCGTACAGCCTCGGGCGCTATTTCAGGCCACGCGTCGAAGCCTTCACGCTGACGGAAGTGACGGCTGCCTTGTCCGGGCAGGCGATCACCTCGGCGCTCGGCACACTGACGCCGTCGAATTCGCTGGCGCTGTCTGGCCAAGCGATCACGGTCGCGCAGGGCACGGTGGCCGCGGCGCTGTCGAAGGCGCTTAGCGGCCAAGCCATCACTTCCGCTACGGGCACGTTGACGCCCGCACTCTCGCTCGCACTGAGCGGCCAGGCGATCACCGCGTCGCAGGGCACGGTGACGGCCAGCACCGGCGCGACGGCCGCGCTGACTGGCGAGTCGATCGCGCTCGCTGCAGGGACAGTACTGCCGACGCTGACGATTGCGCTGACTGGTCAGCAGGCGAACTTCGCTCAGGGCAACGTCTCTGCCGGCAACGACGTTACGCGCGCGTTGAGCGGTCAGCAGATCGATTCTGCTTCCGGCACGCTGGCGCCTGCGTTGTCGAAGGCGCTGAGCGGTCAGGCGGCGACTTTCGGGCAGGGTACGGTCACCGCGACGCAGGGCTTTGTCGTTGCGCTGACGGGCCAGTCGTTCTCGGCGACGCAGGGCGCGCTCGCTCTGTCGGTCTCGGCCGTGCTCACTGGCCAATCGCTGCAGGCGACCGCGGGGGCGATTGGCGTGATGGGCGAGATTCCGCCGAGTGATGTGCGCATCGAGTATCAAGCGATCAATTTCAACCAGAGCGGATTCGATCAGCGTGGCATCGAACAGGGCTATTTCGACGCGAGGTAAGCGATGTCCGCGGTAGCCGTGACTTTCCCGGATGCGCTCAAGGATCCGGCCGAGGAATTGAAAGTCACCCTTAACCTGTTCCGCTATTGCGCATCGTTCTGGCGACCGAATGAGCAGTACGCTCTGAACGAGTATGCGAGGCCGGGTAGGGCGACAGGTTTCGCGTACCAGTCGACGACAGCCGGGACGAGCGGCGCGCGCGAACCGACTTGGCCGAGAACGCTCGGTGCCACAATCACCGATGGATCTGTGACGTGGACTTGCGTGGTCGCCGAAACGAACGGCCTGAACGTCATCTCATCGCCGAGCGCGGTGTCAGATCCGACTGGGCTGACGATCGGCTCGGTGTCGGTGAGCGAGGCGACAAAGATCCTCGCGACGTACAGCGGCGGCACGCTGGACCAGGACTTCGATGCGGTCTTCACGTTCACGCTCAACGGTGTGACGCGGGTCGCGCGGCAGCGAGTGCTGATCCGCAAGCGATGAGGTACGGCGTCGAAGTCGATCTGGCGCAGGTCAAGCGCTATTCGTCCGACGTGCAGAAAAAGTACGTTCCGGCTGCGGCTGGAATTGCACTTAAGCGCGTCGGCACCAGCGCACGCAACGAAGCTGCGGTGACGATCCGCGAACGTCTTGCGGTGAAGTCGAGTGTCGCGAAGGGCGCACTTAAAATCGTACGCACGGGCAACGGCATGGTGTTGTTGATCACCGCGACCGGTAAGCCTATTCCGCTGCGGGACTATCAGGCTCGTCAAACACGCCAGGGCGCAACGTTCCGTGTCGCGCGCATCGGCAAGCGCAAGGTGTACCGGCGAGAAGGCCGACTCGGCTTCATCTTGCCGAGCAAAGGCGGTCACGTGTTCGCGCGTATTGAGGACGATCCGCCGGGACCGAAGAAGGGACGCATTCGTGTGGCCTATGGCCCGTCGATCCCGCAGTACTTCGTCACGAAGATCGTCATCGGCGCGATGGAGCAGGTCGCACGCGCTCGCTGGCCGGTGGAATTCGCGGCTGCATTCCGCGGCGTGATTTTCAGGCGCACAGGCGTCGATGTCGGCGCGACACTTTCGGGGCTGGGCTGATGGGCGAACGCTACACGCTCTCCTGGCTCGCGCAGGAACTCGAGGTCGATCGCCGCTGGCTGCAGCGCGAACTGGACGGGCTCGCGCCGGATGAGGTGCTCGACCACGCCGGCGGCAGTTCGCCGCGCTGGAAGTTGAGCCGCGTGTTTCAGCACCTGAAGGCGAAGGGCGTGAACCGCGGCGAGGACACGACCGATCCGCGCAACCGTCTCGCGGCGGCGCAAGCCGACAAGCACGAGATGGAGAACGAACTGCGCCGCGGCGAACTCGTCGAAGCGTCAGACGTGCGCAGGGAGGTCGCCGATCGGATTCTGAACACGCGCGCCAAGTTGCTATCCATGCCGACTACGGCTGCGACACGGTTGCTGAACATTGCAGACCCCAACACCATTGTCAGAATCCTCCGCGCCTACGTATACGCGTCGCTCGACGAGCTCGCCGCGGACTGGGCTGATGAGCGCACGCCAAGTGCTGGCGGAAATGGCGCAGCTGTGGCGCAGCCCGCCGACGCTCACGATCAGCCAGTGGGCGGACTCGCACAGAAGGCTTAGCTCCGAGAGTTCCGCCGAGCCGGGGCAGTGGCACACCGACCGCGCGCCGTATCAGCGCGGGCTGATGGATGCGGTCAGCGACCCGACGATCGGCGAGATCTGGGTCCAGAAGTCAGCGCAGATCGGCTGGACCGAGATCCTGAACAATGTCGTCGGCTATCACGTCGACCAGGATCCGGCGCCGATCCTGCTGGTGCAGCCGACGCTCGAGATGGCCGAGGCGTGGTCGAAGGACCGGCTCGCACCGATGATCCGCGACACGCCGCGCCTTCGCGACAAGATCGCGGACCCGAAGGCGCGCGACAGCGGCAATACGCTGCTACACAAGAAATTCACCGGCGGTCACCTGACGATCGCGGGCGCGAACTCGCCGGCCGGGTTGGCGTCGCGACCGATCCGCATCGTGCTGTTCGATGAGGTCGACCGCTTCCCGATCAGCGCTGGCACCGAGGGCGACCCGGTCAACCTCGGCAAGAAGCGCGCGACGACATTCTGGAATCGCAAAGTGCTGGCAGGCTCGACGCCGACGATCAAGGACGCGAGCCGCATCGAGGCGGGGTTCCAGGCATCCGATCAGCGCTTCTATTTCGTGCCGTGTCCGCACTGCGGCGAGTTTCAGCGGCTGGTGTGGTCGCAGGTCGTCTGGCAGGGCGATGACGCCGCAACCGCCGCGTATGCGTGCGAGCACTGCGGGACGCTTCTGGTCGACGCCGATAAGCCCGAGATGCTTCGGCGCGGCGAGTGGCGATCGACGAAGCCGTTTGATGGCATCGCTGGCTTTCACATCAGCGAGCTGTATTCGCCGTGGGTGACGTGGCAGCAGATGGTTGCGAGCTATCTCGCCGCCCGCACGCTCCCTGAAACGCTGCAGACGTGGTTCAACACCTCGCTCGGCGAAACCTACGAGCAGAAGGGCGACACCGTAGAGCCTGACTCGCTGCTCGAACGCAAAGAGCAGTACGACGCCGACAGCATCCCGTCCGGCGTGCTGATGCTCACCGCCGGCGTCGACGTCCAGGACGATCGCATTGAAGTGCAGGTCGACGGCTGGGGCACCGACGAAGAGAACTGGATCGTCGAGCAGAAGGTCTTCCGCGGAGATCCCGGCAAGCCTGCGCTGTGGCTGGAGGTTGACGAGTACCTGCTGCGGCGGTTCCCGACTGAGGACGGCCGCGCGCTCTTGATCGAAGCGGTCGGCGTCGACTCGGGCGGTCATCACACGCAGGCGGTTTACCAGTTCGTCGTCAGCCGCAAGCGTCGGCGGGTGTGGGCGCTCAAGGGTATGGCGGGCGCCGGCAAGCTCGCGTGGCCGAAGAAGGCGAGCCGCACCGCGAAGTCGCGCGCGATGGTTTTCATCATCGGCGTCGACACGATCAAGGGCGTGCTGTACGGGCGCCTCGCGAAAGTCGCCGAACCGGGTCCCGGCTACATCCACCTGCATGCGGATGCGACCGAGGACTTCTGCAAGCAGCTGACGAGCGAGAAGGCACTGACGAAATACGTGCGTGGACGCCGCACGGTGGTCTGGGAGCCGCGCTCGAAGAACCAGGCGCAAGAGGCGCAGGACTGCTGGAACTACGCCTACGCGGCGTTCCTGGGTCGGCGCGGGCCGGAATTACTGAAGCGCCTTGCTCGCCGCGTGAAACGCGACGTGGCGCCGCAGGCATCCGAGCAGTCTGAGCAGTCAGCTCCGGCTCAGCCCGATGCACTGCCGGAACCTGCGGCGCCGCCCGAGCACGCAGCGCGTGTACAGCGTCGGTCGCGCCCGCCTCAATCCCGAGGCTGGGTCAGGTCGTGGAGGTGGTGAAGTGCTGGACAAGCTGCCGAGCGAACTGACGGCCGGCGATACCTGGGCGTGGACTCGCAGCCTCGGCGACTACCCGGCGCCGACGTGGGTCGCGACCGTCTATTTCGAGAACGCCGACGGCACTTTCAACGCTGCGGCATCTGCGTCCGGCACCGATCACGCGTTTTCGATCACGGCCGCGACCACGGCAACGAAGCAGTCCGGCCGTTACTTCTGGTCGGTTCGCGTCACGAGCGGCGTCGAGTCGTACACGGTCGAATCTGGCTGGCTTGAGGTTCTCGCGAATCCAGCCGCTGCCGGCAACCGCGATCCGCGCTCTGACGCGCGCAAGATGCTCGACGCGCTGAATGACACGCTGCTCGGGCGCGCAACGGCGGATCAGCTTGCGATGACGATAAATGGTCGTTCGATCTCGCGCACGCCTCTGGAAGAGTTGCGCGCGTGGCGCGATCAGCTGCGATCTGAAGTCAACGCAGATGAAGCCAGCACGACTGCCGGCAAGGGTCGGACGATCAAACTGAGGTTCAAGCGTGCCTAAGTTTTGGTGGGAAACGCCGCTCGGCCAGGCGCGACTCGAGGAAGTCAAGGCCGCGCCGCCAGCGAACCGGCAGGTTTCTGCTACTCGCACACGCGCATACGCCAACGCACGGGGCTCGCGCCTGCGTGCTGACTGGCAGGTGAGCAACGGCAGCGCCGACAGCGAGCTGGTCGGTGGATTGACCATGCTTCGTTCGCGTTCGCGGCAGCTAGTTCGCGATTCCAGCTTCGCTAAGCGCGCGCGCGTTATCGTCGTCAACAACGTCATCGGTACCGGCATCGGAATGCAGGCGCAGGTGATGACATCGCGCGACGAGCTCAACACGCGTGTCAATGACGACATCGAGGAAGCTTGGGAGGAATGGTGCCAAGCAGCCAACTGTCACACTGGCGGACGCCTTGCGTTCAAGCATCTTGAGCGCGCCGCGATGGCACAGGTGTTCGATGCTGGCGAGTGCTTCATCCGCAAGCATTACCGCAAGTTCGGCTACAGCAAGGTTCCGTATGCGCTTGAGCTGATCGAAGCGGAGCGCATCGCAGATGATTTGGCATCGCCAACCCTCAGCGTGCCGAGCGGCAACGAAGTTCGTATGGGCGTCGAGGTCGACCGATTCTTTCGGCCGGTCGCCTACTTCATCCGCCGCCGCCACCCGAGCGAGTTGCGTTTCAGTCCTGGCGTGGTCGATGAGATCGAGCGAGTTCCTGCTGAGCAGATCATCCACTTGGCGGAAGTCAACCGCTGGCCGCAGACCCGCGGCGAGCCGTGGCTCCATGCTGCCGCCGGACGCCTGAAGGATCTCGACGGCTACGGCGAGGCTGAAATCGTCAAGTCGAGAAAGCAGGCGAACGAATCAGGTTGGATTCAAACGCCCGAGGATGCCGAAGGGTTCGCGGAGCGCATGGAGGACGGCAGCTTCGAAGAAGATTCGGAGCCAGGCGTCTACAAGGTGCTTCGTCCAGGCGAGGAAGTCATCAATCCGCCAGCGACAGCGCCGAACAGTGTCTACCGTGATTTCGTCGGCGCTGTGCTTCGAGAAATCGCTGCCGGCACCGGCCCGAGCTACGAGTCACTGTCGCGCGACTACTCGCAGAGCAACTATTCCAGCTCACGCCTCGCGTTGCTCGACGACCGCGATCTGTGGCGCTTCTATCAGTCGTGGTTCATTTGCGACTTCCGCTACATCGTTCACAAGGAATGGCTCGCACAGGCAGTACTTGCAGGCGCGATTGAGAGCATTGCAGTCGAGCAGTACGCGGTGAACCCGAAGAAGTTCGAGTCCGTGCGCTTCAAGCCACGCGGCTGGACCTGGATCGACCCGACGAAGGAAGTCGAAGCCTTCAAGGAAGCGATCAAGCAAGGATTCACCACGGTCACCGACGTCATCGCCGCCACCGCTGGCGGTCAGGACATCGAAGACATCTTGACGACCCGCACGCGGGAACTCGAGCTGATGGAAGGCGAGGACTTGGTATTCGAGACGTCGCCTGAGTTCTACATGGCCGACGTCGAGAAGGCGAAAGCACAGGCGAAGGCGGCAGCGAATCCAAAGCCACCGCCAGATCCCGAGGGAACAGATTCAACTGAGAAGCCGGCCCCGAGCCGGCTTTTTAATTTCGGAGGCAGGCGATGAGCGAGCCGACATTCCGCTACGACAAGGACGCGCGCAAGGGCGTCATCACGTTCCCGAACGGCCACGAGCTGAAGATCGGCAACGTCGATGAAGACAAGGCGAAGGCGTTCTATGAGAAACACGCCGCCGAGTTCATGAAGCGCGACTGCGTGCTGCACACCTCTGCGTGCATCGAGGTGCGCAATGGCTAACAGCCGCACCCGTGATCTGTCGTTCTCGTCCGAGTACCCATACAAGCGATGGTTCGGCACTGAGATTCTCGACCACGACCCGAAATCCGTCCGCATGGACTTCATGAAGAGTGGTCGCGCGCCTCTGCTCATGAGTCACGACCAGCGCGACGTCATCGGCATCATCGAAAAGGCGAGCATCGACGGCAAGGCGAAAGTCGGACGCGCATCCGCTCGCTTCGGGCGCAGCGCGCAGGCCGAAGACAAGCTGCGCGATGTCGACGACGGCATTCTCGTCAACGTGTCGACCGGCTATCGAGTTCACGAGATGGTGCTCGAGAAAGCCACCGACACAGAAGACACCTATCGAGTGACCGATTGGGAGCCGCTCGAAGCGAGCCTCGTCGGCATTCCTGCAGATCCGAGCGTCGGCATCGGCCGCGCTCAGTCCACAGAACTGGAGGTGCGCGACCAGCGCACTCCCGCTCCCGATGTTTCCTCACCAACGGCGCAAGTCGCCACAGGAGTCGTCATGGCTGATCAGGCCAATGCCGCGGCGGGCAATAGCGCCGAAGTGAAAGTCACCGCAATCGAAGCAGAGAAGCAGCGCCGTGAAGCAATCATCGCGCTGTGCAAAGCCAACAAGATCGACTCGCGCGTGGAGGCGAACTGGATCGCAGACGGTGTGCAGCTGACTGATACCGTAGTGGACGGGAAGCTGGTCGCGAAGGGTGTCGCGTCGCAGATCCTCGATGTCATCGAGGAACGCGGCAAGTCGCGCCCCGCCGCGGCTGCAGAGCTGGGCCTGTCGCGTGGCGAGGCCGGCAGATACAGCCTGTTTCGCGCGATTCGCGCGCTGAAGTTCGGCGGTCAGCGGCACATCGAGGCCGCGGGCTTCGAGATGGAATGCTCGCTGGCGCTGGCGAAGAAGCTGAATCGCGCCGACACCACGAGCATCCTCGTGCCGGCGGAAGTGCTCACGCGAGCGCTGCCACTGGATGTCATGCAACGCGCCATGGCGACGACGCCGGGATCCAAGGGCGGCTACATCG